CCTATTAGGTAAAATCCCTGTTTGGTCATCCGCCGTTATGGCTTGCGGCTCGTCAAACACGAAATAATCCATCTCGCCTGTGTAGCGTTTTTTGCGCCGCACAAACCCCGCTTCAATCAACTCGTTCAGCGTTTCGCGGATGGCATCGGCACCCATCGGCCGTTTTGTGTTTTTAGTGGCCTTCGCCAACTGGTGCACAGACACCTCCCAATCGTCGGGCTTGGCCAAAAGATAGCCAAGCAGGCCCATTGCGCGGAACGACAAAACGTCATCCGCATAAACACAGTTGGAAACCACGGTAAAATTAGTCCGCCGTTTGGCCCGGATAATGCTCATGCCGCACCCCCCATCGAATAGCGCACATAACGCGCCCCGTCGTTTTCCTCACATGCGCGGGCAATCGCAATCCCCCGCGCTTCCAGTTCCGTAATCCGCGCGGCAAGCTGGGTGATGCCGAACTTGGCGTAAGCCTCATAGCTCGTAACCGAGCCGCCCGCTTTCAGATGCGCCAAAAGCCGGGCGCACTGGCTGTTGTCTTTCAAAGGTTTCAGTGGCATAATCCGCCTCCGTAGTTTTTGATATTTTTCACAATTCAATCTCCCGCCCCCGACCCATTCGGGGGCTTTTTTTCAGCATTCATACAAGGATTCATCCATGTCATTTTTGGAAGCCCTGCAAGTGGCCGCAGTTTTGTTAAGCCGCCGCGAACCTGCCGCCGACGATGCCGCAGAGGCAGCAAGGCTGTTTGATTTGGCAGAGGCCGTTCTTGCGGAGTATGAAAAACGCAGGAATGTGAAAATCCATGTGTACGACCTCAACATTTCTGCATGATTCATGCGTCGCCCTCGTCTACGATTGCCTGATAACGCTTAACCATCTGTTCGGCCATGAAGCGACGTTCGGCGCGGGTTACGGTGCAGGCGTCGGCGGGGACGATTTTCAGGCCGATGCAGGCCAGTGCCGCGCAGCATTCTTCCAAGCCGCCGTCTTTGAAGCGGCTGATTTTGGATTCCGACCAGCCCACGGCTTCGCAGACGGCCTTCTGCCCGCACGACGCAAGGGCGTGCAATACCGCCCGCTCGTTCTTGCGGGCGGTTTCACGTTGGGCGGGGGATAATTCAGTCATGGGAGGGTTGTTTGAAGGTTTCACGGTATTGGCGCGGGAATTTTGTTTTTAAAAAATTCATTTGTGCACGCGGAATACCTGACCGTTTCCACTGTGAAACAGCACCTTTTGATATTCCGCATATCTTGGAAACCTTTGTTACACCTCCTAAAACTCTAATAAATTCAATATGGTTCATAACTAATCCAATAGCAAACTATACATAAGTATAGATTACTAAACAAATATAAGTTAAGCATTCTATTCTTTATTTTGTTTAGAATGCTTAACTTTGATTCTAGGAGATTGAAATGAATGACTTAAAATCGCGTTTGGAAGAGTTGATGGCTGAATACGGGCTAACTACCCAGCAACAGTTGGCAGACTTTGCAGAGGTATCAAAGGGGTTGGTCGGGCAATGGTTCAACGGTCATACAGGGCTTGGAAAGAAACCTTTGTTGGCGTTTGAAAAGAAAACCAACTATTCGAGCCAATGGCTGATTGATGGAACGGGCGAGAAATACAGAAACTCCACCCCGCCCAAGCACGCAGGTTTTGCCGCCCGCCTGAAACAGTCGGTTGATGCGGCAGGGATGGGTTTGGCAGAGCTGGCGAAAAAGTCTTTTGTTCCAAAGGAGCGGATTGAGGTGTATCTGACGGGTACGAAGCTGCCGTATGTGGAGGATGCGGAGAATCTCGCCGGTGTTTTGGGTGTGGGTGTGGAATGGCTGCGCTTCGGCGACGATATACGCACGCCACCGACGGGGTCGGGTGTGGGAATCGCGGACGGCAACGAGGTTTCGGAGAGCTATTTCAGAATCCCGCGTTACGATATTTCGCTTTCGGCCGGGGGCGGCAATGCGGTATGGGTCGAGCGTGAGGATGACGACAATCCGCTGTTGTTCCGCTACGGCTGGCTGAAAGTGAAGGGGCTGCGGCAACAGGATTTACGGGCGATGTATGTGCGCGGCGACAGTATGGATCCGGTTTTGCGGCACTGGGATACGGTGGTTGTCGATGTGTCGGACACGGGCGTGGACGACGGGGAAATCTATGCCTTGTTCTTCAAGGACAAGCTGTATATCAAGCAGCTTCGCAATACGGAAAACGGGGTGGATTTAATCAGCTTCAATCCGGATTACGGTGTGATGCACGTTACGGAGGACTGCGGCGACCGCTTTCAGGTGCTGGGCCGTATGGTGTGGCGCGGCGGGTAGCTTGACTTTTGACAGTGATTTGCCTAAAATACGCTATATTTCGGAGAAAGCTGCGGATAGGCGGTTTCTCCGTTTTCGCGGGTGAGGCTCGGTGGTCGGGCGGCAGTCTTCCAAACTGTTCAGGGTCGGTTCGATTCTGGCCGCCCGCTCCAAGTTTCAACCATACAAACGGTTCAGCGTTTCAATTCCCTGCCGTTTGAGCTTTTCGGGGTCAAATCCGATTTGCCGATAAAAATCGGCACTATGATGGCACTCGTGCGCTAACACGAGTGCTTTTTTGTCGTCAGGCTTTAAGAGGCGGAATTTGCTGGCGATGCTTAATGCGGCCTGATACTGTCCCTGTGCAACGAGCGCACGGACTTTGTCGGTTTTCTTAATCATGGCCGTACTCCGTCAGAACAAATCGGCTGTTTCAGGTATTTTCTCCATTCCCAGTTCTTCTACATCTTTGCCCAGCTCGCGCTTGAACCATTCGGCGACCATATGTCGATGGCAGAAGTTCCGTTTATCGAATGGAGGGGCTTCGTAACACAGTAATACCGGCTCTACACCTCCTGTCAGTTGGTGTAGTTCGTCCCATACTTTTTGAGCGTCCAACTTCGCCAGTTGGGCGTTAAATTTTTTCAGGTACTCGTCATAAGGGATTTGGAAATAAAAATTAGGGGCCAGTTGCTGGTATTCGGGAATCTTGCCCTTAACCCATCTCGGGGGTCTTACTGAAATGGCGATTGCTCCGGGTTTGGTTTTGTATTTTGCGTAATACGATGTTTTCATAAAATTGCTCCTGTTTGGTTGGGTAAAAAGTTAAATTCACTTTCTGAATCAACGGGTTGATTATAACTTTTTACCTACCGAAAGTACATATAGATTTTAAAAAATTCAATTAAAATCAGGTGCTTAAATGTTTATTGGCAGTATTCCGAAAAAGGTTGCGCAACAAATTGTCTCCCACACGGATTTCAGTAACTGGGGAGGGGTGAATGTGTGCTGTTCCGGGTCGTTTCGGATTGAGCAATCCATTCGCAATATCAACCGCAGTATTCCGATACACAGTAACGATGTTTCCCTGATTACTTCTATTGTTGGTTTGGCAAAAACCGACAGGGCGACAACTTTTACGTTCAAAAACGAACTGGAATATCTCAACGAGTATTTGCTGAACAATGCGGAAACCCAACTGGCGGTTTTGGCCTATGCGCTTCTTCTGAACAAATATAAAAGCGACAATTCCTATTGCAATTCCCGCCGTGAATTTTTGCAGCGTGAAATAGATGGTTTTATCCAAAGCAATAAGGAGCGGGCGAAAAAATACCTTGAATCCATTCAAATTGACGGATTCTATATGGGGGATTTTCTCAAGCATATTGAGCAGGCCAAGGAGTCCGGCCACGGGGTAATGGTGTTCGCTCCAACTTATAAAGGCGGGTACGAGCGAATCTATAAGGTGATTAACGAAAACGTCGATTGGCCTGATGAGCCTGAATATGAGGTTTACGATCCGAAACAGACGCATGAGCTTATCGAGCGGCTGAAAGACGAGAAAATGAATTTTGCGTTTTTCTCCGACCAGCTCTATGAGGACGTCAAGCCGACAATGATGTATGAGGGTAGCAATAAGCCCATCTACGTTTATTCGAGCGGCCAGCAAACAAGTCTGCGGCGCGATTCCAGTAAGTTCAGGCCGTTCAAGTACAAAGTTGTCGAACCCGCGCTAATTGGCGAACAAACAAAAATCACGGCGGCAGTCGCTACTTCGGAGGCGATGAACTTTCTGAAAGACATCTACTTGGCAAAGGGTATCAGCCACAAAAATGGGATGTTCAACGTGCTGTTTTATGCCGATGATATGCTGATAGGAGGAGCAATCTATGCTCTGCCGCAATACGGCGACAAAATACACGGCATCTACCTGTTGAGTGATTTCTCGGTGTCGCGTGAAGCGCGGTTGTCAAAGCTGGTAGCTATGCTGGCAACTTCGGAAACAGTTATTTCAACGCTGAACAGAAAATATTTCATCCGAATCGAGCGGATTTTCACAACGGCATTTACCAAAAAGCCGGTAAGTATGAAATATCGTGGCATTTTCCGACTTGATGCCCGCAAAGACGGGTTCTTGAATTATTCGTCCCATGTTCGCTCCGGCACATTGGACGATATTTTTTTAGAGTGGTTCAAAAAATATGGCCGACAAAATCGAAACGGTAATTGAGGAGCGGGAGCTTTGCCGCTTGTCTTTGCTTGAACATAACGCCCGATACATGGACAAAAAAGAGTTTGATTTACTGGTATCGAACATTAAAACCGACGGTTGCCTTACTTCGCTGCCGTTGGTGTATGACGGTGATGTATTAGGCGAAGTCTTGTCTGGTAATCATAGGGTTCAGGCTGCCATCAAGGCGGGGCTCCAAACGGCCAAAGTGATTGTCATCAAGTCTGCGTTGACGCAAGACCAAAAGACAGCCATTCAGTTGTCCCACAACAGCATCACAGGCAAAGACGATCCAAACCTGCTTAAAGCATTGTACGATTCAATCGGCGACCTTGATTTCAAGCTGTACAGCGGCGTAACCGATGAGATGTTCAAGGTGGATGAGCTAACGCTTGCAGCTATGACGTTCGAGACGCCAAAAGAAGAGGAGGTTATCCTTCATTTCCTGCAAGGCGATAAAGAGGTGTTCTGCGAAGCATTAGAACGCATCGCCAAAAAAGCCAAGAAGCTGCACTTGATTGCGGATATTGATGACTTCAATCAGGTGTTCAATGTGGTTTTTTCAGTTAAGCAGGAACTCAACATTCTGAACACAACGGAAGCATTCAAGGCCGTTGTTCGGTTGGCGGAGGAAAGACTGCAACAGCTTACAGAGACCTCAGTGGAAGCGGATTAAGTGATGGGTATAAAAATAGGCAAAGGCAGACCAGCATTTGAGCCGACAAACGAGGAGCGGCAAAAGGTTTATCAACTGACTGCCGCCGGCTTCACGGTTGATGATATTGCGCGGGTTATATACCGTTACGGAAAGCCGATTGGAAGTACAACGGTTCGCAAATATTTCAAAAAAGAATTAGAGACGGCGCGGATTGAAGCTGTTGGAGCTGTGGCAGCAAGACTGTTTAAAAAGGCAATGGATGGCGACACGCCGTCCATGATTTTTTACCTGAAAACGCGCGGCGGTTGGAAAGAAACACAGGTTATTGATAACACTTCCTCCGATGGCAGCATGAAGCCGGCAGTAACCATTACAAAAGAGGAGTTTGCCGAACTGGCGCGCGAAATTGCGGACGAAGTGTGAACATGAACCTGTTCAGCCAAAAGAAAACAGAGGCGGCGCAGATCCTCGCCTACAACAACCTCTACTTCTTCGCCCGCTGGATGTTTTTACAGCGCAAAGGCTACAAATGGATGCAGGCCGCGCATCACAAGCTGGTTTGCGATGCCTTGATGCGTGTATTCAACGGCGAGTGCAAGCGGCTGATTATCAACATTCCGCCACGCTATTCCAAGACCGAACTGGCTGTCGTGAACTTTATCGCGTGGGCAATCGGGCGCGTGCCTGATTCCGAGTTTATCCATGCGAGCTATTCGGCCACGCTGGCCGTGAACAACGCGGTAAACGTGCGCAATCTGATTCAGCATGAGGAATACCGCGCGATTTTTCCCGATGTGCAACTGGCTTCGCAGGCGCAGGGGCATTGGAAGACAACGGCTGGCGGCGTGGTTTACGCAACAGGCACGGGCGGCACGATTACAGGTTTCGGCGCGGGTAAGCATCGGGACGGTTTCGGCGGTGCGCTAATCCTTGACGACCTGCACAAGGCCGACGAGGCGCGTAGCGATACCGTGCGAAACGGCGTAATCGAGTGGTTTCAAAACACGCTGGAATCGCGCAAAAACAGCCCGCATACGCCGATTATTGTGATTATGCAGCGTCTGCATGAAGAAGACATTGCGGGCTGGCTGTTGAACGGCGGCAACGGCGAAGAATGGGAACACCTCTGTTTGTCGGCGATTACCGAGGACGGCAAAGCCCTATGGCCTGAAAAGCACGACATTGACACGCTGCGCAATATGGAACGCGCCGCGCCGTATGTGTTTGCAGGACAGTACATGCAACGCCCTGCGCCGCTTGACGGCGGTTTGTTCAAGCCCGACCGCATGACGGTGGTCGAGGCCGAACCCGCAGGCAGTATCAAATGGGTGCGCGGCTGGGATTTGGGGGCAACCGTCGGCGGCGACCCGACGGCGGGCATCAAGCTGGGGCGCATGGACGACGGGCGGTTTGTGATTGCCGACTTGGTTCACGGCGACAAAGCACCCGACGAGCGGGACGCGATGTTGAGAAACACGGCGGTATCCGACGGCGTGAAAGTCAAAATCAGCCTGCCGCAAGACCCCGGTCAGGCGGGCAAGACGCAAGCCCTGCATTTAACGCGCCTGCTGGCGGGATACAGCGTAAGCACCAGCCCCGAATCAGGGGACAAGGTAACACGCGCCGAGCCGTTCGCCGCGCAGGTTAACGCGGGCAATGTGCTGCTGGTTAAAGGGGCGTGGAATAAGACGCTGACCGATGAAATGCGCCTTTTCCCAAACGGCAAACACGACGATACGATAGACGCTTGCAGCCGCGCGTTTGGCGAATTGCTGGCGGACAGGGGCAGGGCTGCGCGTGTGGCAACAGGATTGATGTGATATGGGATTCGATACGAAGCATCCGGAATATATACGGACGGCCGCCGAGTGGCGGATGATGGACGAC